GGTAGCTGTAATCGTATTGCTTACCGACGCGCTTGCCGTAGCGCTTGCCGAGGCGGTTGCTGTAGCGCTCGCGGTCGGTGACCCAGTAACGGAAGACGAGGCGCTCGCTGAAGCCGTCAATGAAGCTGATGCGCTGGCGCTGGTCGTATTACTTGCTGTAGCGCTTGCCGTGCCAGTCATCGACGCACTGGCACTTGTCGTAGCGCTAGTCGTATTGCTTACCGACGCACTGGCGCTTGTCGTAGCGCTAGTCGTATTGCTTACCGACGCACTGGCGCTTGTCGTAGCGCTAATCGTATTGCTTACCGACGCGCTTGCTGTAGCGCTTGCCGAGGCGGTTGCTGTAGCGGTTGCTGAAGAGCTCGCGCTCGCTGAAGCTGTCAGTGAGGCACTCGCTGAGGAGGTCGCTGTGGCGGTATTAGTGTGGCAACACTCTTTCTGTGTCCATGGATTAGTGATACCATGTACAACCTGCCAGTCTATAAGGGGGCTAGCGACGGAGTTATTGTTAGCGGCGTCCCTTGCTGCGTCGGTTAAAAGTATATAACACTCTTCTTCTCCAGTAGCGGAATTATAGATACTGGTTGTGTCTGCCGTGTCCCAGTTACTTTTACCGTCTCCTCCATTCGTCCAATAAATACCGGGATCGATGCATACCTCAGAAGCGGTCGCGGTCGCACTTACTGAAGCGCTCATAGTATTGCTTACGGACGCGGACGCACTGGCGCTCGGCGACATCGTGGCACTCATCGAGGCACTCGCTGAGGGGGAAGGTGTAAAGCTAGAACTCGCGGATGCAGTCAGGGATGCGGTCGCCGTTGGACTGCCGCTCGCAGACGCAGTGGCGGTTTGGGTGGTACAACAAGCATTAGCAAAGGTGGAGCTAGGAAGAGTGACACCCTTAAGCCATGCCCTAGCCAACGCCAGCGCGGCGGCAGTTAAGTTGTTCGGGTAGGACGAAAACCAGCTCGTATTATAAGCGTCATCATCTTGCAGATCCTCATTAATGCAAACGCCATCAACGCAATTCGCGGTGGCCTGCTGGTCAGGCTCTTTTGTTGACTCATAGTATAAATCGACCGCCGTATAAGTCTCGTTTGTGCCGTCGTGGTTATTGTCCCAAGATAAAGTGTATGGCTCAGTCTGCTGGCAGGTAAAAGTATCATGATTCGTGACCGTACAGTGGACCTCTAGGAACTCATATCTTACGTCAGACGTCAAGCCCCCCGTGAAGCTCGCCGCTTCTGCCGTCGAGTACAGCCTCCACTCTCCGTTGCCTCCATCAGCGTCACATAGCCACGTGACTTTATATTGATATGTGCATTTAGACATATTTACCTCTAGCGAGCATCTTTACTTTACCATTTCCCCTCTAATTATAATAATTTTATTCCGTTTTTTACAATAAAATCTTCAGATAATTGATTAACTTCATTCTCTTCTATATCTATCAAGGTAAAGCCGTTTTTCTCTAGCCACTCTCTCTTCTGGACATCTCTCTTGATTGAGGCTAAATAATTGGCTCTAGAGTTGTTATGGAAGAAGGCATTGAAGCTGGAGTGCTGCCGACCGTTCACTTCTACGGCTATTTTCTTTGTGGCATTTAATATGTCAACCTTCATTCGGGTGCCATAAACAGGGAACTCTTCGTAGACTACGTGATTTTCCCAATAAGACTTAAGAAATTGCTTGACTTTGAATTGGATTTTGGAACGAGACTTTTTGTTCCAGTCTATGAGGAACCTAGTTACAAGCTTGGACTGCAGTTTCCCCTTGATATTATAAAGCCTCACGGAGTTAATTTAGCACAAAAGCTAAGAAAAATCAAAGACCCTGACGAGGCGGGGGCGTTCGTCCCCCGCCTATTTTTACTCGATTTAACGCCAGAGCCTATATATAATATACACTGTAAGCCAAAAATATCAACTATACTACGCCTTCTTAAGGACTTCTCTAAATTTTTTAAACAAATATTTTCCTATTTCCTTATTTTCTTCGAAATACTTTCTTAAGTTATCCATACCTTGGTGCTGCTTTTTAAGCTCAAGTTTGGTCTTCTCCTCCACCTCTTTCACGAGCTCGTCGGAGATGGTGACCCATGCCCCTTTGGCTTTGGCCATGTCCCAGGCGATAAGCATGTCTACGACTTCGTACTCTACCCAGATGCTCTTTCCCGATTGAGACCTGTACCTGATCGGATAACGTACTTCTACCCCCGTCTTTTCGTTCGTAGATTTTCTAAAAATGACCTTGCACCAGTGCCCAAGCTGCTCTCCTTTACCGTTCGGCTGCGTCGTAATTAGGTCTTTGTTCCAGCGAGGTTGAAACTCCATAATCCAATCACTGTAATGTAACATAGCGTTTCCTCCAGAGGCATTTGTAAGTTTTGGGTCTGTCTTCTCGTAAGGATTAATAGAAACCTTGGTCCTCACTTGAGATATCATGTAACATATGTGACCGCGAATGCCCAAACCAAGAGCCATCCGTTTAAGAAAATCTGAACTAAGTAACGCACCTCCCGCTACCTTAATGGCCTCGTCCGCGCCCTTTTCTAAATCACCCCTAGGGATAAGAGCGTCCATGCAATCAATAATAAACATGTATCTTGCGTCAGAGGGATTGTCCTTGACCATCTGGCGCATGAAATCAATAACACTTTCATATACGTTACATTTATAAACGAACCATTTGTCTTCATTTGTATTTACTCCTGATCTTTCAATCATTTCCGCGGAAAGTCTACCCTCCGCTTTGATATAGATAACCATCGCGTTATCCATTTTTTGGAAATTACGAGCAAACGCTAAGGCGCAAGAAGTCTTGCCTCCTTCTGAGACTCCCGAAGCTCGGACGATTCCAGGTTTGATTCCGCCGCCCATTTCGATGTCTAAGAGTAGACTCCCGCTGGACACACTATAAGTTCTTTCTTCTTCAAAGTTATAGTGATCTCCCTTGTGCTGCTCAAGATACGCTTGAATCTGCTGCTGGGGAGACGAACCTGAGGCTTTACTCGCTGTTTTCTTTTTCGCCATCTCTTATGAAATCTAAAAGATTTTTTTTCTTTTTAATCTCTTTATCTTCATCTAATTTACCACGAAGCTCTATCTTTGTCAAGCGCTGTTCCGGCTGGAACTCCATTAACCTCTTCTTGCTCTGTATAAATTCTATCCCTTCTTTGGTTAGGAAGTATGAGGGACATATTATTTTAAAATTACAGTTAATAAACATCCAATCCCAGAACTTGGGATCGGGGTGAATCTCGTACGCCTTCACAGCCTGATTAAGCTTGGCTCCGTAGGTTCCCTTCTCGAAGTCACAGAATTGACTGACAATTAGTCTATGATAGTCAGTTTTGCTTTTTTCTTTGTAGTTCGATATCATTCTTAACCATCTTTTTAATAAGAGTGTCGATGTTTCCTTCTGGGGTCCAGCCTAGCTCTTCGTGGGTTTTTGCCACGTCTCCCATAAGTTCTTCCACCTCTGCTGGTCGATAAAAGTCTGGGTTAATTCTAACGAGGACTTCTCCATGGTGGGAATCGTGTATATATTTTTCGTCTACCCCTTCTCCTTCCCAGTGTCCTTTTAGGCTCGCCTCCTTGAAGGCTTTTTCTACGAATTCCCGAATAGAATGCATCTCTCCACTAGCCAACAAATAATCTCTGGGGTTATCTTGGTTCAGCATGAGCCAAATCCCCCTAACGAAGTCTTCACTATCGCTCCAATCTCTTTTAGCGTCGACATTTCCTAGTTCAATTGGCTCGAACCTTGCGGGCTGGCCGTGGCGGTTTCTCCAGCTGCCTACATCAAAAATTTTTTGGTAAATTCTCGCTACTCCCATCGTAATTTTCCGAGTAACAAATTCCTCGCCCCTTCTTACCCCTTCGTGATTGAACAATAGGCCGTGGACTGCGTACATATCGTATGATTCACGATAAACCTTAACAATATGGTGAGCTGCGCACTTAGAGGCCCCATAAGGACTGCGAGGCTTCATCGGATGCTCCATATCTTGGGGAGAATAGTCTACGTTGCCGAATTCCTCACTGCTCCCCGCACTATAAAAACGACAGTCGGGTTGAAAATTTCTAATCGCCTCTAAACAGCGAATTACTCCTAGGGTATTAACGTCAAACACATGAACAGGCATGTCCCAGCTGCATCCCACGAAGCTGTTTGCTGCGAAATTAATAAAGTAATCGGGTTGTACCCTCTTCATTAATTCGTTAATACTTACTTCGTCTGTTAGGTCTCCTACTACCAGACGGAACCTTTTGTCGTTCCTGAAGCTTTCTATATTCTGGTAGTTCGGGTTAGCTGCTCGACGCATCATTCCGTATACCTCATGGTCTGTTTCTTTCAATAAGAACTCCGCCATATTCGCTCCGTCTTGACCCAGTATTCCCGTTACTAATACCTTGCTCATATTAAAAGTCGTCCTCTAACATCCCGGAGTTTTGGTAGTCCTTGACCTTCCTTTCGAAGAAGTTAGTCATCGCTCCGGTATCAACGACTTCAGACAGCCATGGAAATGGGTTATCATCGCTATCAAAGCGAAAGTCTACCCCGATTCCTTCGAGCCTCCTGTTGCCTATGTATTGCATGTAGTCTACGAACATGTCTGCGTTTAGGCCCAATATACCCCTTGGTAAAACGTCGTGGGCATATTGTACTTCCAGTTCTACCGCTCTCTTTATGTGCTCTACCGTTTCTGCTTCGAACTTTTTTGTCCATACCGAGGGGTACTGCTCTTTAATTGTGTTGATAAGATATGTCCCAAATTGAATATGTAGACTCTCATCCCTAAGGGTATATCTAATTTGGTCTGAAAGCCCCGGGAGTTTATTCTGTCGACCTAGAGCTAGAAGCATAGCGAACCCGCTAAAGAAAAAGGTACCCTCGCATACAATATAATAAGTAATTAAATTCCTTAGAAATTCCCTTTTTCCCTCCACAGTTTTGGTAGAGAAGTCTTGCCTATTGACGTCCGACGTTATCTCCATTAGGAAATCGTCCTTAGCCTTAATGGAGGGGATGCTTAAGTATGCCTCGTAGACCTCTGAGACCTTTAATGAAAAAGAATCGCAACAAGTTACTACTGTCCAATTATGCAGTGACTCTTCATAAGCCTGTCTGAGTATATACTGCCTACACTCGGGGTCTGTTACCCACCTCGCGACGGTAAGTAGCAGATTGTTCCCTACTAAGGACTCACTACCCGCGAAAAAGCCGAGCGTCCTTTTGACAAGGAGTTTCTCGTCATCCGTGAGACCGCCGTTCTTCCACTGGTCTACGTCCTCAGACATATTAACTTCTGAAGGGGACCAGTTATTAGCAACCCCTTTTAAGAAAAGATCCCAAGCGAGCTTGTGCTTGTGGGGTAAAATTTGATTTACTCCAGCGATCTCTTCCCCTAAAAGGAGCCCATCTTTAGCTTTCGTCGTCATTTAATTCTTCTTCCCCTTCCTTAGCCTCTTTGTAAAACTCGGGTATTGGTATATTTCCATCGTACTGCTTATCTAGTATTTGTGCAAGAACATTTTTGATAAATATATCTTCGACGTACACTGATCTCATTTGCTTCAAGTCTTGATAAATCTTGAGCGCTAGCTCCACCTCCGTCATTGGGTCTCCCGCGTCGTCATGTAGGGTTTGCTCTTTTTCTTCTAGATCTACTGTATATTTCATAATTTGTATTCCTTACTCTTCTTACTGGCAGCTCTCGCACTCTGGGTCTAATATATTACAAGCCTTATCTGCGGGCAAATTGTCATTATTGATATCTGCGCTACTTTCTTCTTTGGTTTCTCCCGTAGATTTTTCGATTTCGCTTGCGCTTTTGTTCCTTAGGTAGTATGTGCTTTTAAGCCCGCAGTTCCTTGCGTACATGTAAAGGTCGTTTAAGTACTTCAGTGAGCTTTTATTGTTAAATAAGTTTAAGCTTTGCCCCATGTCAATCCATTTCTGCTTTGCTGCTGCTGCCTCAATCAAGATAAACTGATCATGGTCGAAAGCTGTTCGGTAGCGGTCTTTGAGGTCCTCGGGTAGTTCACCGTTAAGTCTTAGCACGTCTCCGTCTACGGCCTTCAGCATTTCGATCAGGGTCGGGCACCATACTCCCATTTTTTTGCACTCTTTTACGAACCACTCGTTCGTGATGAAGAGGTTACCACTTTTGTTTTCATATACGAATAGAGTCGAAAAATCAGGCTCAACGGAAGGAGAACAACCCTGAATATAAGATATAGTAGCAGTAGGAGCGATAGCCATAGTATTAGAGTTGCGCATGCCGTGGCTGCTAATATGTTCTCGAACATTCTTCCAGTCGCATTTCGGTGCATATTTTTTATCACGATGATTGATCGGTTTTTGGCCCAAATACTTCATTAAGGACTTGTATGTGTCTATCGGCAGGGTACCTTTGCTCCATAGTGAGCCATCATAAGTTGAGTAAGACCCTTTCTCCTTAGCTATTTTACTGGAATTGAGTATACAGTTATAAGAAATAAATTCATAAAGTTCATCTGAAAATCTAACCGCCTCCTGCGAGGAGAAGTTCACCTTGTAGGAGTGGAAGACGTCTGCCCACCCCATTGTCCCTGCTCCGACCGGTCGATGGCTCATATTAGATTTTTTCGCTTCTTTGGTTGGATAAAAATTAAGATCAATAACGTTATCGAGCATCCTCATCTGAACGGCTATGCTCTTGGATAATTTGCTGAAATCTAATTTCCCGTTATCTTTAAGGTGCTCCTTCAGGTTTACGGAGCTAAGGTTACACACGGCTGTTTCTCCCACTTCCGACTTTTCTCCGTGAGCGTAGCTGGAGGGCTTAGTATGCAAGAATATCTCCGTACACAAATTTGAGCTATGAATCACGCCCTCGTGAGAGTTCGAGTACCTCATGTTAGCGTTATCCTTAAAAGTTATCCACGGGTGCCCCGTCTCAAATAGGGATCTCAGCATTTTTTTCCACAGGTCTTTGGCTTTTAGCACTTTATAGTTGCCTATCTCCCCCCTGTCTGCTTTTCTGCAGTACTTCGTGTATGCTTTATCAAAGTCCTCTCCGTAGAGCTCGTGGAGATCGCGGACGTCTGATGGGCTAAACAGATACCAGTCTTCCCCTTCCTGAACTCTACGAAGAAATAAATCGGGCAGCCAGTGAGCCGTGTTTAAGTCATGGCAGCGCCTGCGCTCTTCACCAGTATTCTTTTTTAAATCAAGAAACTCTTCAATATCTAGGTGCCAAGGCTCTAGGTAAGCGCATCCCGCTCCGGGACGCTTACCTCCTTGGTTAACTGCCACAAGTAAATCGTTGTAGATTTTAAGCCAAGGCACAAGCCCGCTAGAGGTCCCGTTCGTTCCCTTGATATGAGAACCAGCGGAGCGAAAATTGGTAACGTCGAAGCCTAGCCCCCCTGCGTACTTCGACTTTCTAGCTTCTTGCCACGCTCCCTCGAAGATCCCGTCGATAGAATCATCAAAGGTATTAAGATAACAAGAGCTAAGCTGAGACCTCACCGAGCCGCTGTTGAATAATGTCGGAGTGGAAGGACAAATTCTAAATGAGGAGATGGCGTGGTAGAACTCTATTGCCTTTTCTTCTTTATTTTTTTCATTTAGAGCTAGCCCCATCGCGACTCTCATCCAGAAGGCTTGAGGTGCCTCCATGCGAACCCCGTCTATGTGGTGGAAGTAACGGTCATAGAGAGTCTGTAGTCCAAGGTACTTGAATTTATAATCCCTGTCGAGGACGAGAGCTTCAGAGAGCTTGTTTAGATCAAAAAGTAAAAGGTCCTTCCTCAGTATCTCTTGCTTTACCAGCCTTTTAATGTTCCTAATAAAACTTAGCTTGTATTGGTGCTCGAACCCGTCCTTATCTCTGCTCTCTCCGAATACCTCCTTGTGAATATTCCCTAATAGAAGTCTGGAGGCAACGTATGCATAGGTGGGATCTTTCTCGATCTTGGTCCTCGCGGACATGATTAAGGCTCGGTCAATTTCTTTGGTTGATATCTTGTCGTAAAACTGAACTTGAGCGTCGAGGACGATCTCGCTGGCGGAAACGTCAGTCAAATCATTGCACGCTCGCGCCGCGCAGAGATTTATTTTATTAATATCTAAATCTTCTAATCGACCATTACGTTTTTTTACATGAAGAACTTCGCTCATTAGTTTAATCCGTTGTGTTTATAACCTTACATCTTATCCGAGAGAAAGGAAAGAAAAAACTGTTACGAATGTAAAAAAAAACAGAAAGGGGTTGTGCCGTGTATCAGCCCTTTTTCGTTTTTTTATTAGAGGGCTTCTTAGCGTCTATGGCGGCTTGTCTTTTGTTCTCGTACGTTTCCCCCACGTTGTCATGACCTCTTTTATCTTTTCTTTTTTCGCCTAGCTCTTTGGAGTAATCCCATGAGTCTCCTAAGCTCCACCCTTTCGTTTTGTCTATGAATTGACTCTCTGAGTCTGGTGAAGAATTCATTCCCATGGAAGCTTGGGGCGCAGTCCATACTCTCTCCCACTCCGCTCCGTTGTCATCCACGAACGAGTGATCGTCCTTCATTCCTTGATGCACTTCTACGTACTCGTCTTTATTTGGATTTTTAAAAAGGTACAGGGGCATGGATTATGACTCAAGGGTTTTGAGTATGGAGTCGAAAGTCTTGGAGTAAGTGAATTTGTCTTGAAGCTCAAGCCCTTTTTCGTTAACTCTATTTGCTTTTGATCTATTTATGGCTTCCTCGCAGGAATCGATAAAATCGTCCTCGTTCCAATCATATATCTGTCCTTGGTTATACTCCGCGCCCTTTCTGAAAAACTGCCCATCATAGACGTCTATCTTTTTGTCTGGCTGAACCAGTACGCTGTTCTCTTCGTTGGCCCATCCCTTGTATCCGTGAGCGTCTAAGATTACCGCGTGCTTTCCAAGAGCAACGCTCTGGAACTCTGGTAGACCCCAGCCTTCTCCTCCAGACATGCCTATAATGATATCTGCAGAATTTAGGTAATTGTTATATTGAGAATTAAGAGGCATCATCGGATTAAAGACTATATTCCAGTACCGCTTGTGGCCGAGAGCTTGGTCTACGACCTGCCCATTCACTTTGGGATCCATGAATGGGCTAAAAATAGAACACTGAAGCAAATACTTTTTGTTGTTTCCGTACTTCTTCGACCACGCCTGCAAAATTTTAGCGTGCCTTTTTCTAAGCTCGAATTTCCCACACAAATTAAACACTACTCTATCATCGTCGTAGTACTCCCTCTCCTCTCGGTGGAAACTATCCTTGTCGAAGGCTAGAGGGACATAGTGAGCCTTGACACCTTTTGATTCAAACACGTCGCAAGTGTACTGCGAGGTAAAAATTAGCTTACGACAATTTCTGGCTATGTTAAGCTCCACGTCTGTGGGGTCGTCCAGTTCATAAAAGCTCATCAGCGCTTGATTATCAGAAATCCAGCCGTACGACCCGTTAAAGTGCCAGAGTTTAAAGGTCGGGTCCTCACGCGAATGTTGAGTCGCGAAGTTCTTGATAGATTTATCTAACCAAGTAGAAAACTCCTCACTGGCTTCGTATTGGGAAAGGTCAGCCTTTTCTGCCATCATGGCGATAAGGACCTCGAGCTTCCTTCGGTAGGCCTCTCTAAGTAAAGATACAGAGACCTGACCGAAGGATACCCCATTTAAGGGGCAGTTAAACGTTAACTTAGGCATTACAGCAAGTCTTCTTGCTCTCCTGCAGTCGCTTCGGGAGTAGTTTCCTCTCCCGAGCTTTGCTGCTCTTCACGAGGCTCAGACTTGTAAACTCTGAAGTCGGGCTGATTTTCTTTGGTCTTATTCTTATTAGAGAAAATAACCACTTGCTGTTCTGTGCCGTCGGCACCTTTCATTTTGCCCGTGAGGTACTTTTGGTTACGACCTTCACGTTTCCACAGCGCTCCGATCTCTCTCTCGGACCACTCGTTTGTTTTTTCATTTGTTTTTTGTGTATCACTCATACTGCCAAAACGATATCATTTATCCAGAACCTTGTCAAGAAATAAAATGGCTTTTCTTCATTTTCTTCTTCAATATTCTTCTGCCTTTGCCGTGGAGGTTAATTATGGTCTGGGGTGTTAGGTCAAATTCTTTAGCTATCTGCTTCCACGTCAGCTTGGGTCCAGTGTTGTTGTATCTTAATTTAAATATTCTGAATATCCTTTTGTCGTTTAGTTTCTCTAGGATCGAAAATACGTGATCCAAGTCATTCTTCACATCCTTATTTGCGTCGTAATCGTCTAGAGACTTGGAGTTAAAGAAGTGGTTAATGCTATCCTCGGAGGAGTTAATGTATTTAAAATTATTTTTAATATAATTGAGGCAATGATATCTGCTGTAGTTTCCCAGCCACGTAGAGTATTTCGCCCCTTTCGTATCATTAAACGAGGTTATAGACTTAAACATCACAAAGTCTTTATCTTTGTATACTTCGTCTAGGTCTATTTGGTTACCAAATTTATTACATATAGAATAAAAAAGATTTGAATGCTTATCTTGTAGTCTCCTAAAACTAGTGTCGCATTGTTCATTTTTAATTAATTTAATTAATTTTAAGTCTTCTTCATTGCTTATCTCCGATTTTTTCATTATACCATTTAGCGAACCCTTCTACCTTTTGGTTAAGGTACTCGTTTTCCTTAGGATTGTCACATTTTATTTTTTCCCACTCTATGGAAAAGTCCGCATGATTCTTCAAGATAGGATCTTGGCGCATTTCTTCGCCATTAGCTGGAGCTCTCCATGACCGTTTTCCATCTTTACTTTGGTACTGGGATACGTGGACTAGAACACCATTTAATTCATTCTTTAGCCAGTAAACCTCATCTTTTTCGTATTCTTGGTAGCGGATATCTGTCACTACTGGTATGTCGTCCGTCTGAGCGTTAATTAAGAATGACTTTACTTTCGGCTCAAGTTTATTTATCCAATATCTTCCATCGGACAGCTTACGCTTGAAGACCCCGTGGAAGACTAGGAATTCTCTGATTTGATCCTTGTCTTCTCTAGTGCAGTCTAGTGGGTCGATATCGTACTGATCGTGGCACCACGCGGCGCAGTCATCTTTAAGTTGGTCTGCTAGGGCAAACCGCCTTACGCTCATGTGTTTGGATAATAAATCAAAAAACAAATCCTTGCCTGCTCCTGCAACGCCGCTGATCCCAATTGGCATACGTAAACTCATTGTGAGTTTAATGTAAAGCTTTTCCTGAAAGAAATCAAGGATTATAATAAGCGACTTTAGTGTATATATTAACATGAATGAACTTAGCTTGGATCTCTCGATAAATTCGAAAGAAAAAAAAATATCTATAGAGAATAAGGTATATAACTGGGTAGAGAATCGTATGAGCATCGAGGATAATGAGGGCCCCGAGGGGCTATTCGTAACGGGAACTAGTAATGTGTTTTTGTGGACTAAGGGAGATAACTTCGGGTATAAAATATTCTCAAGAGGCAATAGGGGTGGTCCCCGCAGGATATACCGGTCAGTGTGGAGTGAAAGAAAAAGACCCACAGCGAATAGTTATTTGGGGTTAACAAAGGACATGGTTAAGCTTTTATCTTTAGCCCATAAGAGACTGTTTCTTCTCGGGCTCGCACCGGAGCCCTTAGCGCTAATTAATTTTAATAATGGAGAGTTCTACGGAATAAAAGTAAAACGGATCAAGGGGAGGTTGCCAAACCCGAACTGCGATAAGGATATGCTCCGACTCAATGAACAATACCAAAAAGTCTTACGATCGATGAGGGACCTAGGGCTATGCAAAAAGAACACGAGATACAAAGACAACAGCAACTGGCAAAATTTTATAGTAAGCAATGACGACAAATTAACGTTCATAGATCTGGAGTACAGGCATATATTGGGAATAGAAGACTACGCTTCTTTTGTTTCCTCACTCGAAGACCGCATATGAGTTACATTTTCCTAGAACATTTAGACACAAAACCCCCCAGAAAGGGGGCTTTGCGTAAAAAACATATAAGACATTTTCCTTAGACCCTGTGTTTTAATTGATGGGACATTCAATGACATATACGCAACTCTTTCGAGAACCGCCTCCCTTGTTACAGGGTGAGAAACTGTGCTTTAAACTCATTACAGCGATTAACCACAACACGCCGGGGCATTGCAGCGGGAACTACCCACTAGTTTTTTTAGGACGTATAAAATCCTAGGCATACCCTTGAATATGGACTTCTGCCAAAAGTCCTGACTCATAAAATCTCATCTCAGGGAAACTCTACTGATTACTCTCAGCGAGCTTAAAGGTATTTAACCTTTGCTCTTGAAAATACTATACCTCCATGCTATAGTCAAGATAATAAATGCCTGAAGCGGATTTTATATTAGAGCGAGGTCAATGGAGGTTCTTTAAGAATAACTTGGGGGACAGCCTGTATGATATTCAATTTCTACTAGAGTTGCCCCACGATAAGGTTAACGTTTATTGTAAATCGAAAATAAAGTCTTATCAGGAAGATTGCCCCAAGCTCGTGGACTTGTTGAGGTTATTTGATAACGAAAATAAAGTAAAACTAATGCCCCCCGGAGAGGCCGTGCCCCAGACGACTGATAATCCCTTATATAAAGTGAGAGGCATGTCCCAGTTGAGGAGAAGGCCGGACGTTAGGCTTAATTTAAAATTAAACGAAAAAAAACTAAAACCCAATTACGACTTTTTAAGAAACTTTAATTACAACCTAGACTTCAGCAATACAGTGGGCTGGGGGAGGAGAATATTCGAGGATAAATACGCAGGAGTCGATAGCAAGCTACTAGTCGAGGTCCCAGATAAGATATTAAAGATGTGGGAAGGATACAATTTCCTGAACTTGGGAGCTAGGTTTGATAAAGACGGGGTTTACGACTTCCTTTATGATTTGGACACGTTGATATGGATACTCAAGAATACGAGTGCCTTCGTTGGCTCCGACTCGGGAGTGACTCATTTAGCCATGGCGGTTAAAGATCCCAAGGACATATATTTTTATGGTGAGAACTCGGAAGGGGTCGACACTAAAAAGAGCTGGGCAGTTAACAGCTTCAAGAACACGGGGATAAATTTTTTAACCTAGATCCTCCTCGTCCTTGCCCGAGACTAATAGATTAGCGATATAAATTATATTTTTGAGATCCTCCTCTTTTATTTCGGACGGATCACATACATCAGTTGTATTCCCCGTAGTCTCGCAGAACTTGTTAATAATATCAGAAACAGTTATCGCTAGGTCTGGAGAAATAACTACGGACTGCTCGTAGGTTAAAAACGATTTATTTAAAACCCAATATTGCAAGTGATCGTCCGGACTGAAATCTTCTTTGATCATTCCCATCTCTTCGAGTCTTTTCAAAGCACACTTGAATGCCACTTTGTCCCTATCCGGTTCTTCAGTGATCTTAATGATCTGGATAAAGTCCTTTTCTATTGAAAAAGAATCATTTTCTCGAAACCAATTGTAAAGATGGCTCGAGGCCTCTGTAATCGTCATACTCTTATTATAGCAGGCATTGAAATAAATGTCGAAAAAACTTGCCATTAAATAGAACTATGGTATTATATAGATATGAATGAAGCAGAAAGCTCTAATACCGTAGTACAAGAATTCTCTCCTCAGAGCGTAAAAGCTACCTCGCCAGTCAAAAAGCAGCGAGGACGACCTCGGATGAATATCGCGTGGCCAAAAGAAGAGTTCACTTTTAATTCCCTCAATGAGAAGAATGTCTTGTCCTCCTCCTCTCTGAGAAAGAAAATGAAAGTAGAACTGTGTAAAGGGGGGCTGGTAAAAACCGGAACCCTAAAAACCGCCTTCGGCAGACCTCAAAATCTATACAGAAAACAAATTTAAATGGAGGATAAATCCCCAAGGATATCTTGGTACCAATATTCTTTAAAATTGGCCAAGGTCGCTTCCGAGAGAAGCGAGGACCCCTTCATGAAAGTAGGGGCCTGCGTGCTTCGCTCCGATAACAGTGTAGCCGGAATAGGGTATAATGGTGCTCCTCCGGGAATAAGTATTAACTGGATTGAAAGGGACATGAGAAGACTAAGGGTTATTCACGCGGAGGTAAACGCGTTAAGGTATGTTACTCCCGGAGAATGTTATCTTTTAGCGTGCACTCATTTACCCTGCAACGACTGCTTGAAAACGATATCGGCTTACGGAATTAATGAAGTAGTCTACAACGAGGTGTACCCGAGGGACGTTTCCTCGCTAGACATAGCAGGGGACCTTGGAGTAAAGCTCGTCTCTACAGAAAAAGGGCTCTCAGGAGTCGGAAAAGAATACCGACAGAAAGTAGAGCTAATAGATGGTATTTGATATCGTATTTATTACATCAGTCGTTGTCCTGATACTGCTGGTTTGGTTTAATAGCGACGCGTTCGCGGAGTACGCCAAGCTAATCGGTGGAGCGCGCTTTTTCGGGATAGCTGAATTTGAAGAGCTTCAGAGAGAGAGAGCAGCGTTAGACTACCATACGTATCTGCTAGAGCGCAAGGACTGCTTTTTTATTAGGCTGATTACCTGCCCGTTATGTTTTTCTCTGTGGGTTTCAATAGGAGTCACACTCTTAACCACAGACTCAGCACTTTTGTTCCCTATCTGTAATATTCTTGGGCTCATAGTCTACAAGTCGAGCTCAAACCTGTTAAACTCCTAATGCACATACTAGAATCACTAGCCCTAAGTGCGGGCGCCAAAATCGATAGACCTGACATTTATGAGAAGTTCATTCCTCTGCCTTTTGATGAAAACAAATTAAAATATATAGTCTTAACGCCTTATTCCAGCATAAATTCTAAAAATTATGAGCTATGGAACGAGGTTGTCGCTATCCTTAGCCCCGCCCTGAACAAGGAAAAAATTCGTATCGTTCAAGCAGGAAAGGGTAACCAACCAAAAATAGCTGGGGTATCCTACGTGTCAGGATCGACAGATGCGAATCAGCTGGCTTACCTAATCAAAAGGTCTGAGCTGTACGTCGGGCCAGACGAGTTGGGGATGCACATAGCGTCAGCCTTGGGCAAAAAGATTGTGGCCCTGTTCGGCCCCTACATGCCCTCTCACACTGGGCCTTATTGGAGCGACGAAAAGGACGTCAAGATTTTAAACGAGACGAAAGAGGGCGTGCCAATAAGCTACTCCCCCGCGGAGAAGAACAAAAGAGTTAACCTAATAAACCCGGAGTCTATCGCTCAGGCTGTTTGCGACTCACTAGGAATAGAGCTTTCTTATGACTATAAAACTATTTTTATTGGGACAGACTATCCGTTTAGCAGGCTAGAGCTAATACCCTACTCTTACATCAACAACATTCATGAGCTAGGAGTGGACTCAATCATAGTGAGGATGGACCTAGAGCACAGCGAGTCCGTTTTAGAAAAGCAGTTATCGATGAGCCCGTGCTCGGTTGTTCTAGACAAAGAAGTAAACACAGACATACTCACGAAGTACGCCTCGAATATTTCAGAGATAATATACTTCGTTGACGAGAATACGGACACGGGCTACCTGCAGAAGCTAAAAGATCAGGGCATCAAATTTAATATCACCTCGAGGCTTACGGGTAAAGATTTAAATAAAATTAAACTAAGGTATTTAGACTTTGTTCAAATAATTGAAATACCCTTCGGATTGAGAAAGAGCGTGGAGAAGCTTATTAACGGGAAAGAGGATAAAATCTTTTACAAAAACTCCTCCCTGACAGTGAACAGAACTAGCCTGTATACATCAAAATGTCACGACACTAAGCTCAACCCCCCACTGCGGACCCTGGATGACCGCTTGACGCCCAGACCAATTATAGATAATGATGAATTCTGGAAAGAGCTAAACAGCATGATCTTACTGGAAAAAGCTTCTTGACACCCCTTCGGAAGTATTATATAATAAAAAGCATGAAGAAAATCGACCGTAATGAAAACGGCCTTATCAATGATATTGATTACCTCTTTACAGAGGACGGACTTATTGACTGGCGCAAAATGGTAAAGGCGGAGCACCTAGTCCCCAATAAAGACCGGACTAGCGAAACCGACGTAACTAAATTAAAAGATTACCAGCTCATCATTCTTCTGGGAGGGATTAAAGAGCTAGCGCAGATCCGCGGCTACGCCGACGTAAAATACGAAGTGACCGCGCCCCATCATGAATATGTAGTGGCGACCTGTAGTATTTCATGGATTCCGAATTTCGAAACGGAAGGCAGGGGGGTAACTTTTTCTGCGATCGGGGACGCTTCCCCGCGAAATACGAACAGTTTTGCGAGTAATTTTCTTGGTCCGATTGCAGAGAATCGAGCGTTCGTTCGTTGTGTCCGAAACTTTTTAAAAATTAATATCGTTGGAAAAGAAGAGCTGGGAG